CGTAGATTTTCCTTAATTGGAAAATCTACGTAAATTTGAAGAGCTTTGTATAGCTAGTGCTCACTTTGAGTACGATGGTAACTAAATCATGATTTGTTTGTATGAGGCTTTGATATTGAAATATATAGCTAGTGCTCACATTCATACGTGATCAAGTGCCGGGAGACTTCTCGGTAAGAGGCTACGATATACACTCTTGGTAGAATGTAGAATTCGTAAATAATTTTGCTTCGTCTAGCTCAGGACGTTAAACTGATGCGTGTCTAGCAAAGGACATTAAACTGTGCATAGGGATGGTACTCCCCTTAAGAAACCCATTTTTAGAATTTTTCTTGTCAGAATAAATTCAAACCCCCTTTATGTATATGTCGTTTACAAAAAACAAAAATATAAAAATTATAAAAAGGTCCAAAAATAAAAATTTGCTTTTCTTTTCTTTTCAATCTTTGACCGATACACGATAAGTACATTATACACTGAAGAACCAGACTTTCATGAGTCACTCCAGAGACTAACTATTCTCTGACACTCTATGAAACTGAGACCAATCGATTGATTTTATCTCGATATGCGCTGCTTGTGTTTATCAGCAGTTTTAGGTTATTTTTTCTTTGTATGTTATGGTTTTATCCATATCCCTAGGTAAAAGTGCCGAGGGAGAGTTTACCCATCTCGCAAATGGGGACCGGCTGAGGAGCCTTACAACCTTTCCAAAAATCAGACACACCAAAATCATCATTCAACCAAACAATGACGACTATTTCCTACACTTTCTACATTGAACGTGAGAACTATTTCGACAAATGCGAATTGAAGTTTGATATCAATAGTGCGATTGATTATGAAGAGCGCCTTGATGGCGCAAAGATCCAGTCTGGTGAAGACGGATTGCTTAGAGGCTTAATTGACTCTGCAATCGGTAAAATTCAGGCTCTTCGTGGAGTTAAGGAAGAAGAAACCCAGAAGATTGTTGACATGGTCATCAATTCTTTTGAGGCGCTCCCCTTAGTTCTGCAAGACTTGGCGAACACTACCACTAGTAGTCAAGTTGTTGGCGCGCTTATGCGCGCATTCAAAATGTTCACTCACAAGAACATTCTTACGAGTGCCTTTGACACAGGCGCGTGGATTCTCGATCAGCTTCGAACCTTCACATGGACTGAGTTCATGAAGGAACACGGAGTATGGGATCCAAATCGGAGGGCATACGTCAATACGACTGTGCAATCAGGACCCGACATTTTCGATAATGTTGCGTCCGAGAGTTTTGAGTGGGTGGTTATGGGAGCACGTGAAGTGCTCAATGGTTATAAGGACATCAAGAAGTCCGCCATTGTTGTGAAGTTGCAAAAATTGTTGCAATACTTCCTCTCATATGGTTTATTCCAGAATTTTGGTTTGACCTTTGGACGCTTCAATTTCAATGATTATGAAGCTAAGAAGCTCAAGCAGTCACACAATTCGATGGAGGGATTTATTTTCACCATCCTGGATACAACCGTCTGGATGTTGGAGCGAGGAATGCAAGCTGTGAAGCTTGGTTCTTTTCTCCCATTTTTCCATTCAAGTCAGACGTATACACGCTGGGCTGATCGTGCTCAACGTGTTACTGAAGATTCCTTGAAGATGGGAAGTGCGCAAGTCTTGCTTTGCGAACAGGCCAAAAAACATACCCCAGAAGAGAAGCTTCTGTGCATTCAATGCCAGAAGTTTTCCTCGCTGGATGAACACGAATTTGTCAAGAGATTGGAATCCGTGTTGGCAGATGGTGATGCTATCATCAAATTTGCCACAGATGAACATGAGAAAGAGCTTTGCAAGAAGTTGATGCGAGAGTTGAGACTTGTTGAAGCTCGTTACATGTCCAAAGATCGCGCGCAGCGCGATCGCAAACCTCCATTTTCCTTGTTGGTCTTTGGAGAATCCTGTGTTGCCAAGACAATGTTCATGAACATTTGTTTCATGCAGTATGCCAAGGTGCATGGGAAAGACGAGAGTCCGGAATGTATGTGGACTCGCAATCCGATGGATAAATTCTATTCAGGCTTCAAGGCCTCGAAGTGGTGCATCCGAATCGATGATATTGCGATGTTCAATCCAAATGCGACTCCCTTGGATCCATCTATTGCTGATGTGATTCTTCTGTCTAATGGTGTGAGCTTAGTTGCTCCCATGGCAGATCTCGATGAGAAGGGAGTAATTCCGGTACGACCCGAGTTGCTTTTGGCTTCGACCAATACTGAGCATTTGAACGCTCATTGTTATTTTTCATATCCTCTTGCAGTTCGACGACGTTTTCCTTATGTTGTCGATCTCAAGATTCAAGAGAAGTATTGTGCCGAAGGTTCCAGTATGCTTGATCCTGCTTTGGTGTCTGTGGACGCTGAAGAGTATCAAAATATCTGGCATATCAAGCTGAAGAAGTTCGTCATTAAGAAGGATGGCGATTCTGTTCGAGCTGATTTTGAAGTGCTCGGTGAATGGGATGACATCTATGATTTCCTCAAGATGTATTCCGATCTCACAATTGCTCACAAGTACAATCAAGAACGTGCTGAGGCGACCATTGAAAATATGCGTCGCATTCCCTGTTGTCCGCATTGTTACATGCCACCTCACAAGTGTCAATGTAGTGCGATCATTCAAGCAGGTCCAATCACGCCGGAGTCGGCGGAGGGTATTTCTCCCCTAGGCGTTGATATGAGCTCCCTTCGTGGGGTTCCCGATCTTGATGCAGTTCTGAAGAATTATCTTCGGTCTCCCCAGACTGATGCTGATTATCGAATTGTCATTGAAGAGTTCCGTCGTTTCAATTTGTGCATGCCTCATGTGCCTGCGCATTATGTTTCGATGAGTGACTCTGATAGTGAAATTTCGATTGAAGAACTCATGTATGACACTGAATCTGATGATGATGAGTCTATTGAGTGGGAGGATCGACGAACTTGGTATAACAAGTCTTTGGACTGGGTTGATGACCAAGTTGATATCGTCAAAACGATTGCCAAATCGTTGGCTGCTGGTATTTCCGCTTCAGTGTGGAAAGTATCAGACCGAATATTGGCACAGGCTTCTGATCTGATGGTGCTTTACCAAATCAAGAAAGTGAAGGCAGTACTCGCTGGTGCGGGTACTCGAATTTACGAGACCTTTTTCAATCCGTTGATTGTGGGTTTTTGCAAGTTCTGTCTTGGATTCTTCATTGGTTGGGCTGGTACTTCAGCTCTCATGAAGATGTTTGGAGGAAAATCTGAAGTGCCTTCCGAGGTTCAGACAGATGCTACTCCAGCATTGTTCCGTAAGGACGAGAAGCCGAACCCGTGGGCTAAGGATGAAATGATTCTCTCTGAGTTTCAAGTTGCATCCACAAGCGTCGGGTGGAATAATTCGAAGCTATCTCTTGATGAGGTATGTAATCGGATTAAACCGAATGTTGTACACATTGCTATGGAGTACAAAGACGAGACTGGGGTGCATCACATCCCGTCTACAGCAACCTGCGTATCAGGTCACATCTATATGACGAACAATCATTGCGTTCCGACTACTGATGAGATGACCTGTGTGCTTTCGCAAGAACCTTCCACTGGAAACATTGGGAAGAATATTCGATTTACAGTTGCGCAGACAGACGTTTTTCGTCTTCCGGATCGTGATCTGGCTTTCTTTTGGTGCTTGTTGCCACCAAAGATGGATACCACTGGACTGTTTCTCAAAAATTCAGCTCCTGGTGTGGTATGCAATGGATTTTATATTCATTGTCATGATCATGCTCTTGCTCACAAGAATGGTGTTCAAGCAATTCGTAGCGAAGTCGGCATGGTGCCTGCACCTGTTGGTCGCTCTATGCGTGTTCACTGGGGACAACCTCAACAAGCGTCAATCTTTGGCGATTGTGGTTCTCCTCTCATCGGTATGACTGCCTTGGGCCCGGTGATTCTTGGAATCCATCAGCAATTGAAGCGTGATGGTCGCGTTGGTGCGACTGAAGTGCTGAAATCGGACATTGATCTTGCTATTGCTTACTTCGGTTCGCAAGTGCAGTGTGGTGCTCCCAATCTTGTTGATAAGTTGGGTTCTTTGCACCAAAAGTCCGTCTTGCGTTGGCCCAATGAAGGTCAAGCGCATGTGTATGGCAGTACAGCTGCTAGTTCTTGGCGCGCTGCTCCAAAATCTCGTGTTTGCGATACTTTCATTAGTGAAGCAGCACAGAAGGAGGGCTTCGTCAAGCGATGTGGCAAGCCAGTCATGGCTGGTCCCGAAGTATGGGCCAAAAATGTAGAACCTACGGTTACACAGAAGTTCCAGTTCAATAAAGGTGTTCTGGATAAGTGTGTGCAAGGGTATGTTGATGATATTCTCAAGGGATTGTCCGCTCAAGATCTATCAGAGATGATTAAACTTGATGATAAGACCACGATGAATGGATATCCAGGCGTGAAATTCCTGGACAAAATCAATCGACAGACCAGTATGGGATACCCCTATCGGAAGTCCAAGCAGCAGTTTATTCTGCCTTGTGAAGAAGATGGAGTCTACCAGGATGCCGTAGAGTACACCCAAGAGGTGTGGGAAGAGATTAATCTCATCCGTGATGTCTATTCACGTGGTGAGCGCTACATGCCCGTCTTTGTGATGAGCTTGAAAGATGAACCTGTTCCCTACTCCAAAATCGCGATTAAGAAGACTCGCGGTTTTATGGGTGGTCCGGCCGCTTGGCAATTTGTGTATCGACAACAGTTGTTGTCGTTTGTGCGCATTTTCCAGTTGCATCCTCATTTGTTCGAGGGTGCTCCTGGTATGAACACTAACAGTTGCCAGTGGAGACACTTGTACGAGTACATCACCAAGTTTGGTGTTGATAGAATGATTGCAGGAGATTATGCGAAGTTTGACAAACGTATGTCCCCTCTCTTCATCTTGGCCGCTTTTGACATTATTATTGCAATTTTGAAGAAGGCTGGTCGTCCTGATGAAGACATTCTCGCCGTCAAGTGTATGGCACATGATGTTGCCTACCCCTTGACTGATGTTCAAGGAGACTTTGTGGAGTTTTTTGGCTCCAACCCGTCTGGTCATGCTTTGACAGTGATCATCAATTGTTTGGTGAATTCACTGTACATGCGTTACTGCTTCTATATGCTCAATCCTGAGCATACGGTTGCAAACTTCAAGGACTACGTGGCCTTGATTACGTATGGTGATGACAATGCACAGGGTGTTTCTGAGAAGGCCCCGTGGTATAATCACACATCGATCTCAAAGCTTTTGGCTGAGTTTGATGTTGTGTACACCATGGCGGACAAGGAATCTGAGTCGGTGCCGTATATCAATATTGATGATGTTTCGTTCTTGAAGAGAAGATTCGTTGTTGATGGAGATCGTATGTGTTGCCCCTTGGAATGGGCCTCTATTGACAAAATGCTCACTTCGTGTGTAGCTAGTCGTAGTGTGTGCCCTGAAGAGCAAGCTATCCAATCGATTCGTTCTGCTGTCGGTGAGTTCTACCAATATGGTCGTGAGACCTTTGAGGAGAATGTCAAGAAGATGAAGAACATCGTGAAGGAGTGCAAGCTCGAAGGATTTGTCACCAAATCAACTTTTCCTAGCTATGCGGAGTTTTCCGAAGCTTTCCGTGAGGCTGGGAAGAGTTGTGCGGCGTGTCCGTGCGTCGCGTGCTAAGCGAAGCACCGCGGACCTGTGATGTTGATCCTCACATCTTTGAAAGTGTCACAAGAGATGTGTATGCAAGTCACAGTTTCCCACTTGGGCGTTCCCCAAAGTTCCTATTTAGGAATGGTACCGTTGGATACCAAAAGATACAAAACTCTGCAGTCTAAGGACTCTAAACTGCAGTTTTATACATGAGTTGCTAATCCATTTTATAATGAAGAAGCTGAGACGGTAGGGTGTAGACAAGCCCTCTGTCCTTCTAGGAATTTGTCTATTGTTCAAAGTGATGTAGTGAATGATCCAGCCCCTCTGGCTGATAAGTCTGAAACAACATTGGATCATCAGGAGAATTTCGTCTTTGACGATATTGATTCTGGTGCCATAGTTGATATAGCACAGTCATTGGAAGAATCATACGCAGAACATGAGGACGAAGCAGCATCGCTTGCTAAGTACCTCGAACGTCCTGTTAAGATCGATTCGTTCACATGGAACGAATCGGATGCGTTCACTCTTACTCCACGCACAATTTATCCGTGGCGGTTATTTTTCGACAATGCATACATTAAGAATAAGTTGCAGAACTTTTCTCGATTACATTGTACGTTGAAACTGACCTTTCGCTTCAACGCGTCGCCGTTTTATTACGGTTCGATGCGTGCGTGCTACGATCCATTGAGTAGTGGTCGCTTTGACCCCGTTACTGCTGGAGACTTGGTATCCCTATCACAAACACCTGGAGTGTATATGGATCCCCAAGAGGCGACTATGACGGAAATTACCTTACCTTTTCTCTACCCAAGTGATTGGATTGACACTGTCAATGCAAGTAACTTTGAGGGAATTGGGAAGATTATGTTCGTTCTCTTCGCCCAATTGCGATCAGCAAATGGTGCGTCGGGCACCGGAATCACAATTACAACTTACGCTCAGGCGCAGGATGTAGTGGTTTCAGGACCGACGGTCGTTTCTGTATTGCAGTCTGGTATCATCTCTGGCCCAGCTAGCGCAATTGCTACTGCAGCTGGAACATACGAATCACATGCTAAGGTTGGTCCTTATGCTAAAGCTATTCGTGTGGGTGCGACATTGGTATCGAGTGTGGCTCGGATGTTCGGTTTTTCGAACGCTCCGACCACAGAAGATGTCCGCCCAGTGCAGAACAAGGTCTATCATGGCTTCGCAAATGTGGAAACCAGTATGCCGCTTGACAAGCTGGCTATTGATCCCAAAAACGAAGTTGTTATTGACTCGCGTTCCGCTGGTGTAGATGCCACAGATGAACTTGAAATATCTGCTATTGTAACACGACCAAGTTTCGTGGGTACAGTGGATTGGACTAGTGCTCAAGCAGCAGGCGCACGCCTAATGTTTGGACAAGTGAGTCCAGCCGCTGACAATTACAACATTCAGCCGAAGGTCACATATCACAATTTGACACCCGCTTCGTGGGTGGCGAATATGTTTAGATTCTGGCGAGGCTCCATGAAGTTACATTTCAAGGTCGTGCGTTCACAGTACCAGAAGGGTCGCCTGATGGTGAACTGGGATCCCAATGGTGCGTTGGACGCAACAGGAGTTGAAACAGCACTTTTCACAAAGGTGTTTGATCTGGCATCGCCAGAGCAAGGTTTCGACTTCATCATCCCGTATAAGGCAGCCAATCCTTGGTTGCAAACTACGAGTGCGACGGTGTTTTCATCTACGAATCCAGGTTATTCTGTGTCGAACACCAATGGCAATTGGCAATTGTCAATCATCAATGCGCTCACTGGACCGACCGTCACTAATGCTGTGACGATCCTTCTGTATGTGAGTGCAGGTGATGATATGGAGTTTGCTGCTCCAGACCCAGTACCTTACTGGTCAACACAGGTTGTCCAGTCAGGTGCTGTGGATGGTCCGATCGATGGTGGACAAGCGAAGGAGTCTACACGACTTCACGAGTTCACAGTTGGTGAACGGGTTTTATCACTACGAGCATTGTTGCATCGTACCACTCTAAGCTTACAACAAGCTATGGGTGTGTACGCAACACAAAATGTGCTTGCAGCTGGTCATTTCCATGCGACCAACTATTTCCCTCGAATTCCTCTTGAGCCTGGGTTCTCGCCTATTTTAGGTGTGAATCTGGCTCAAAGTATTCTCGGTACTCCCGCAACTCCGATTGCGGCCAACTTTTCTAAGATGCATCCCATCAATTGGGTGCTCTCAGCTTTTGTTGGGTATCGAGGATCGGTGAATGTTCATGCAAATATCACAACTAATGGCAACATTAGTGATATTAGTGATGCATCCATTTCACGTACCAATCATTCGTACATCAGTCACTCTGGGTCAAACCAGCGTAATTCTGATTTCACAAACGATTCGGTTACTGTGTCATTGGCATCCATTGCGAACAGAGCTTATCAACCTTCGTTTTCTACCCCTCCGCTAGTTCCTACTGGTGATGGCGGCATGACCGTGACGAACGGGAAGACGCAAATGGCTTTATCTGCGAACATTCCGCAGTATTGCCCCGCGCGATTCTATCCCGCTTGGGTCACGCAACGTGACGTCATTCAAACAGTTGGGACTGCTTGGGACGGATTTCGAGTTGATGTAGATGCTAACATTGTAGAAGGAGCGGTGGCTAACGCCACGTTACCACCTCTACTGAAGCTCTACTATAGCGCAGGAGTGGATTTTAATCCAATCTTCTTCGTCGGAGTTCCTCGATTGAATCAATACAGCCTGACCCCATTCACGTAAGTGAGTGGGGCCGGAGGCGTCAAAGTGCACCATAGCGGTGCCGCCTATCTGACAGCTAACCTGAGAAGGTGAAATAATATCTATCGGTATTGAACCGGATCTGCGAAGATCTAAAACATGCGAACGGTGCGGCCGTTCGGCTTATCCCGTAGAGGTGGTAGTGCGCATTACTGTGAAAGTATGCTCACGTTATCCATTGGGATTTGTAATAAACTCCGAAGAGTATCAACTAGATTGTTGGTTAGGTTTTGTAACCACATGCTCTTCGGAGCAGGTGGTGAAATTTTTACTAATCAGTCGCAACCTTGTTGAAAAATTCGAAGTCTAG